TGCGATGGGTACTTCAACTAATAGTAATTACAATGCAATTATGGCTACGTTTGATACCACTGATACTACTAACTGGAGTCTTATAGGAGAGAAAATTGCCCTACCTGACCCTTCCGGTAACGTTTTGGCCATTACCACTTTAACTTCACAAGATTTAACTGATGAAAGTGTTGTTGGCACAACCACTGTTAGCAAGCGTAGTTATACCAAGAGTCTTATTAAAGGCTTGTTCAGTTTCAATGGGTCATCGCTTTCTGGTAAAGTCGTCACTTTGAAAAATATTACTTTGCCTGGATTTGCTCCGGCTGAAGAAGTAGTTGTCTTTAACTCTTCTACTAATGAAAGTTCCAATTTTACCAATACATTGAATACCGCCAGTATTGCAGGTAAGAATTTCTACGTTCTTATGGAAAATACAAGTGATAGTGTTACTATTCCATCTATGGCATCTTCTGTTACAGTAACCAAATCTGGTGAAACTACTTTTTCGGTTAACAATGGTATCAGTCTTACTACAGTAAATGCTGGTGAATCGTATACTCATAATGGACTTACCATTAACTTAGGTTCCGTTTACGGTTACTTAGTCGATCCTTCTACAATTTGCTTCAAGGAAGGGAGCAAGATTGCTTGCTTAGATGAGAATTCCAATCCTACAGAAATACCTGTAGAAGAATTAAAATCCGGTATGTTTGTCAAGACATATAAGCACGGTTATATTCCCGTTCACACCATTGGCACCAAAAAAATATACAATCCAGAAAATGATACTCGTGAAAAAGATAGATTGTATGAATGCACTCCAGAACAATATCCAGACTTGACTGAAAATCTATACATCACTGGTTGTCACTCTATTTTAGTTAATCAATTAACTGAACAACAAACAACGGATACTTTGAGAGAAGCACAAGACATCTTTATTACGGATGACAAGTATAGACTGATGGCATTTTTAGACGAACGTGCTAAGCCTTGGACAAATGAAGGGATGTACAGTATATATCATATTTACTTGGACCATCCGGACAACCTAATGAACTACGGAATTTATGCGAATGGTTTACTGGTGGAATCGTGCTCAAAGAGGTCTATGGAGGAGAAATCATATATGACTCTTTCTACTGTAGATACTGTAGAAGGTGTGTAATTTAACATCCGTATTAATAGTTACGTGTGTATGTTGCATATTCTGACTCAGTACTTGAAATACGTACGGATATGGATTAACTAACGTTATACCCCCCCCTCACCCCCTCTTCCGGGATATGTGATTTTGTCCGTCAATAATATAATCATTAACCATTAAAATAGGGGATTAAGGTGGTAACAATTGTGCTCAAATTGGGCAATCATTAACCATTAAAATAGGGGATTAAGGTGGTAACAATTGTGCTCAAATTGGGCAATATAATCATTAACCATTAAAATAGGGGATTAAGGTGGTAACAATTGTGCTCAAATTGGGCCAATTTATTTGATTTTGTCGGAAATTAATATGAAGATAGCATTCTTTTATACCGTAGTATAGATGCCTACTTCTACAATTAACCCAATGATGGAAACACCAACAACACCAACAACAGAATCAATAGCAATCGTTACATCATCTACTGAACCTGAAGTATCAACGAAAAAGAAGGTATGCTTTTCCAGTTTTGCGAGCCCCTTCTTTTTCGGCCCGTATGGAAATCAAATGTATCATCTTCTTACCAAGTTTCTTAACGATGACCAGTACGAAATGTATTATCTACTGTTAATCGATGGCTTAGATGATAAAATGTATACCATGGAAGAGGTTTATGATATGGATCTAGAAAACGAACTCAAGGAAAAAATGCCGAGTTATGTTCAACTAGATTCATTGAAGCCCCTCAAATTCATTGGTGGTATTATCAAGTCTCCGGTAAACGGTACTATATTGAGTTCCAATATCAATGATCTCTTGGAGAAATACAAGATTTCATCCTATTTATTTTTGAGTGATTTGAACCACATAGTACCTGACAAGGAATTTTCATGTCAGAGTTTGTGTTGGTACCCCAATCACTTTGATCCTATGGTAAGTATAGTAAGAAATTCATTGCCTATATTTAGTGATATTGTTTGCTTGTGCCCCAATGACAAACAGTTAGTAGAGAAATCCATTTTACATCGCAATATTCATTATATACCCCATACACTTATTGTAGATGAAACGAAATTAGACTGGAAAAAGAAACAACGCCAATTGAGAGCCAAGCATCAAGTTCCTATCGAGGCATTCGTTGTATTAATCAACTGCGGAAATTATGAACCTCTTAACCGTAAAGGTCTGGATTCGGCTTTGATGGCCTTTGAATCTTTTGCTAAGACTCACGATAATGCCTATTTGTTTCTACACGCATGGAGTCTGAAAAATCTACAAAAGGCTCATCATAAATCGAGCAGTAGTTTCTTCAATCCATCGGAAATATTAGAGTGCTTGGATATTCCCGATTTCAAGGTACGCATTCATGAAGATATTGTAGATTATGATACTATATTAGAGTTTACTGCCATGAGTGATGTTTTACTACAGGGTTCACGCACGGAAGGATTTTGCGTTCCTATTTTAGAGGCCCAGTTAATGCAGACACCAGTTATTTCCACTGCTTTTGGAGCCATGAAAGATTACACATTATATGGGATTTCCGTGCCCTATTTGCAAAAGGAATACCTTCAGGTGGCCAAAGGCATGTGGGTGATTCCTAGTGTTCAAGGTATGGCTGATGCCTTGGAAAAAGTATATCAAAAGGATCATATAGGAAATGCAGTAGAAGCACAACAAAAGGTATTGGAACTCACTAATTTGGACTCTATAGTAAGTCAATTTAAATCTATTTTCAATAATGCTACTTCACTAGGCAAACCTCTACAGGAAAGGCGTGCTGAAACAATATGTATTCGTGTTCATTATAATAAGGATTCAAATGAATTTGACTTGTATAAAAATTTTGAATCGAAATTGTTTAAATCTGTTAAGAAACTTACTTTACAAGATTTAGATGGCCAATGGACTTGCTTTTTAAACTCTAATGTTCTTACTGTAGAACCTATGTTTTTCTTATTTCAGGCACAATTTCATAATCTTATTTTATTGAAAACGTTTGATACAAAAGATGGTAGTGTTTATCCCAATGCTGAAGATGTTACACGAGGAAATGTTGACTTCAGTATTGTCAATTATGTAGTGAATAATTCGTATTTGAAGCATTTGTTTACGCCTCAACTGGAGTCCATTTACAATAGCCACGTTCAGCATTACTTTTTGACTCATTGCGTCATGCACTGTAAAGTGGCTTTGAGTGATGGAGTTATAGCAAGAGTTTGAAAATGGGGTTTTTGATTGATTGATTGATTGGTTGTTTGATTGTTTTTAAAAATTAGATAAAAAATAGACTGTAAAAATAGAATAAATATAGATGATGCTGTTCTACACGTAGTGTAAAAGATATGTAAAAATAGATTTAAAAAAGTAGTAAATAAAATAGAATAAATATAATAGAAATTAGAATGTGATATGATTAGTTAGTCTTCTTTTGTAGCATCTTCTTTTGCAGCATCTTCTATCCATTGATAGAAATGCTCATCAAAGACTTCTGGTGACTCGTTAGGTTGATGTTTCTGTTCTTCTGCTTGCAGTTCTGGCTCATGCGCATGGATTTCTTGTGCCTTTTTCAACAGACGTTTGATATAAAATCTTATATCGTCTGAAGAAATTTTGGCAAACTCATTTGTGTAGTTATCTCTTAACTTTTTAATTGAGATTGGAGTACCTGATGGAGTATTGGCTTCTGACTCTGGCGTAGGTTTAAAGAGGACCACACCTTTTTCTCTAGGTCTTTTACGAACCGTAGATGAAGCTGAATTGGATTCTAGTTCTGGTTCTGGTTCTGGTACTGGTTCATTGGAGTCCATTTTAGCCAATCGAATGACTTGTTCTAAGTTAGAGTCAGGTAAGATAAAAAAATTATTGGTTGTCATTTTTTCTTTTGAACAAATGAGATGAAAAAGTAAGATTGATTTTATTTTATTGATGAAGATGACAACTACTACAACTACTACAACTACTACTACTACTACTACTCTATACTGGACTACTACTACTACAACAACTACTACTACTATCTACTAGATACTAGATACTACTACTCCTACTCCTACTCCTACTCCTACTCCTACTCCTACTCCTACTCCTACTCCTACTCCTACTCCTACTCCTACTACTACTCTCGAAAGTGTGGTGAAAGTAAGTGTGGTGAAAGTGGTGCTCGAAAGTGTGGTGAAAGTGGTGCTCTCTAGAATACCTTTCTTTGATCCCCCCCCATGTCTACCATTCGTTTAGGGTAGGGCACTGTAAATAGATATAATAAGTAAGAGTTTATAATAGACACAGAGAGAGGATAAGTTTTAATCCATTCAAAAATTAGAGGGTGAGGGACCTTACGTCATTACACCACCCCCCTTACGTCACATATAAAAGGGATCCGTGGGTAATTGAGAGAGTATAAAAAATCCAGAATATTATACATGAGGAGACGAGGTGATGTAATTCCAAATTGGGTGATATTGGATGTGTGTAGTAGAATAAGCTCTTGGCTGTTGTAAAGAAAAGATCCATTCAATGATTTGTGAGCAAAAAGTATTGGTTTGCCTATATTTCTATAGTACCTTATTTAAAATACATTAAAAAGTGTCGATTATAATAGTCTAAATTTGATTATCAAAAACATTTAAGATGCTTTTCCACTGCGTTTGAAGTTCCGGTGACGTATAATATTCTTGGTAGTAATTCTTACATAGATTGTCTCGATAGTATTCATATTTTTGATTGCTAATTCGACCCAATAAATAATGAAATTCAAGACAAAAAAACAGTTCTTCGTATTTGTTATTCATGATACCTCTTACTTTTTGCGCTTCTTTATAGTACATAGCATACTTGATTAAAAATGCTTTGCATCTGATACTATGATACGGTGATACCAGGTCTTGTAAATCTTTATCAAGGTTCACATTCGCAAATTCAGGAGTATTGAATGCTATTATTGAAGAAGCCAGGTCCATGACATCCCAATATTGTGGATCTTTATAGTAGATTATTGGATCCATTTTTGATATAGGTTCGATTCTGTATGATTCCAATAGATGATGTTCAATGATTTTCTCTCGATTTCTTTTTTGAAAACATAATTTGGAGAGAAAAAAACCTTGTAGTGTCGACCTAAAAAGTGTCATTCAATTTTTCCTAGGTTGTTCGGGTCGGAACATGGAGGCCTATTTTTCTTGTACTATAAAATGCGCGTGTAAAAGTAGGCAAGTCATTAGGTATACCTCAAGCCAAAATATTATTTTGATACTATTATTTTTTCGAATTTTCTTAACGCCATTGTATTGTGTCATCATGTTTGTACAAGACCATTTTATTCTTTATCCCTTACCCAAATATTATTCTATCGAAAATGTTAGAAAACTTTTCAGTCCGCACGACATTTCTGGCAGAATAGTTGAAGGTGGAAATTTCGATGACAATGAGAATGAAGACCATGTTGACGGTGGGGATTGCAAAAGTAAATGCGCATATGTCTCTTTAGAGTGTCATGTTCATTGTCCTAATGTAATTTCTAGCGTAAGGTCGACAATAGAGCATGAATGTTCCGATATTATTATTAGAGTGGCAACCAACTTGCAAATTCATGTAAGTTTAAATACACACTTCAATCAACAATGGTTGGAAGATTTGTTGAAAATGTTCAAATACTACGGAGAAATCTTAGATATCAAAGTATCTATGGAACCAGTATTTGCCATTGTGTACTATAGAGAGATCTCCAGTATTTTTAGAATAGTAGACGATCTTAGAAATGGAAAAATCAAAAATTGCCAGTTTACAGTATCCTTAACAAGATACTGTAGAAAAAAGTTAAATAGTGTCAAGGAACGATTGGAATGTAGTTCGGTACTTGAGCCATCTGCGAGGTCGACTCCGGTAAGCCCAATTCAGTCAATTATACCGAAGGACAAACAGACCCAACTGGCACGAGAGGCCATACAGGCGCTATCTGCTCATCTAAAAGAACAAGATAAGGTTCGTGTACGGGACTAAAGTTACATATCAACCTCGGATAATTACTTTCAGCCAGCAGAAAAAAACAGAAAGTAGAGAATAAATCATTTCAAATATTTTTTCGTTGATAACAATTAAACAATCCACTTTTTTACCTATTTATAAAAAATACATAAAAATATTTCTGTACAGTAATAATAATATACATACATACATACATACATGATCTCGAGACTCAATTGGGATGATTATTTCATTGAAATAGCCCAAGTGACAGCCAAACGCTCCGCATGTGAACGACTACAAGTGGGTTGTATATTGGTAAAAGACAAACGCATTATTAGTCAAGGATATAATGGGTTTTTACCTGGTTGCCCTCACCAATCCATTATACGAAATAATCACGAAGAAGCCACTGTACACGCAGAACAAAATGCCATTGCCGATTGTGCCAAACGCGGTGTGAGTTGCAAAGGGTCGACTGCTTATATTACTCATTATCCTTGTATTATTTGTACACGCATTTTATTAGCAGCCGGTATTGAATCCATTAAATATTTACATGATTATAAGAATGATCCTTTAGTTGTTGTTTTTACAAATCAACTGGATGTAGAGGTCGAAAAAATGCCTATATGAATGTCTCGATAGAACTTTCTCCCATTATGATCTTTTTGGCGTTTCCTATGGCACTTGTCTCCAAAAACGATTCACGCATATTTTCTTTGATTTGTTTCCATGAGAGTTCTGGTACTTCGCATTTACGTTGAGAAATCAAAAATAGGTAAACGATTGTGAATGTCAATAAGATTTTGACAACCATTGGTACTTTGGTCAAATACAACACACCCAAAAAGTTGAATATTAACAAACTATTCAATAGTTGCGTATTTGTTATATTGAAATGCAAAAACTCGGTATTGGTGAGAGGCTTCTCTCGATCGTAGAATTTCCATTCTATTATTTGTAAAATACAAGTCTTGATAATATTCCATTGAAGCACAATCAAGAATGCAAATACTAAGAAAAAGTAATGATGTGCTTGCTTTTTTTCCTTGTAAAAGAAGAAAATGTAGAATGATAAGTATACAGATACTATACCATGAAGCGCGCGTACTAAGAAACTCGGTACTAATGTACCTGGTATACGCTTCTTTTCAGGTTCGGCATTGAATTCATACAAAAAACTGAAGAAAGTATAAATAATACCAATCGCAATGATGGCTAAATATTTATCTACAGTTGTTTTCATTTTGTTGATTTTGCTTGGTTATATTAAGTAGAGAGAAAATAAGGTTTGTGGGTTATTGGTTATTGGTTATTGTAGAATAACTCTTTCGGATTTTTCAGGGGGGTCGATATTTGGAATTTAGGTGGAAGAAAGGCCCACGACACAAAAGGTGGTAAACGCCGTCGTACCAGACGCAAAAACAAAAATGCCAAGAAAACCAACAAAAGGGGCAAAAGTAAGAAATACCGTAAAAAAGGGCGCAAAACACGCAAAATCCGTAGAAGAAAATAAATTTAGATAAAAGAATATATTTTTGTCAATACTATTTTTACTGACAAAAATAAAAAAAGGAAACCCGTACGTGGATACTTTCACCGAGCGTAGCGAGGTGCCTTTTTGTCTCTATTTATTTAATAACTTAACAATTTGTCAACAATAAAACAACTATTTTTTTCATCTATTTTTTACTGTACTACGACTTAACGACCTTTTCGGTTTGGACCGAGTTTTCGACGTTTCCTTGGCTTTGATTCCTGTAGACCAAACTGTGATTCCATAATACAAATTCCGGACACAAGACAATTGACTACCGGTTTTGTTGAAAAACACTGTATTCACATTCTTTTTTTCCATATAATTGCTTTCCAAATGTACAGGTTCACTGCTTCCAATCTTCCACAATCGTAAGTAATTATCAAACGATCCACTGGCAAAGTGACATTGGTCCGGATGAACAGCAATATCATAAATAATACCTCCATGTGCTTTCTCGATTTTATAATCCAGTGCCATTTCATGATTTTCGATTTTCATCACATATATGTCTCCTTTTTGTGTAGCACATACTAAAGAAGCCGATTTGTTCTTCGGTACAAGTACTTCTACGCATTCTACTGTACCTTCTATTGCTGTAGAATCCAGCACACTTTTTATTTCCAATTTATTTTTATTTTTACGAGTAGTCATCAATAGAAATTGCTTTGTTCGTTTCATTGCATTACTTAATCGACCATAGACTACAAATAAGGAATTGGAGAGAAATACAATGCCCTCTATATAATCCATATTTTCGTATTGAATCTCGATCGCCTCTTTCTTTCCATCCAACCAAACGAGTTTACCTGTAGAAGATCCATTACATATGCTTACCAATTTACGATTGGGACTGAGAGACAATTTACTAATATAATGACCTTTATCCAATGACGCGATTATTTTGGTTTCATTGTATTTGACAATATGTTTGTACAGGTTTCGTTGGTCGGTGAATATCAATGTAAGAGGTGCCGTTTTCGACGATGAACCGGATAATGCTCCTTCTATGTAATGCAAATTGTGCATATATGATGGGCGGGGATGTAACTGTAGAGTATTCGTAAATAATGGTTCAGGATCTGATGATGACGAGGGTGATACCATAGATGGCCAGATTTGGATTTTTCCACCGGCGTGGGCGGTGATGATATTATTGTTATCGCTAAATGTGGCGCTTTTTAAATTTTTTAATTTTGGGTTGAAATCCTGTTTTGTATTTGATATTTCTTGATGTTCTGCCCGGCACATTGGACATGTCTTCTTTTTAGCCACATTAAACCATTTATTTAGACATTCTTTATGGAATTTATGAGTACACCCGGAGAATTGTACCTTGTCTTTTGATTCAATAGGATTCAAACAAACCGGGCAATCGTTCTTGGATGGTGTTTTGGATTTGGATTTGGATTTGGATTTGGATTTGGATTTGGATTTGGATTCATTGAATGATGGAATATATTGAAACATGTTTTTTTCTCTCAATTGACTCTTTTCTATATTATACCTCACTATTTTCTAAATTGTCGTTATCACTTTCTACTGGAACTACTGTAGAAGAATCAGTATTGTAATGGTTCTTGCAATTACAACAATAAATACAAGGAGGCAAGCAATTATCGTAAAATGCGTGTATACACGGTAGGAAAATATAATAAAGAATGGCTGCTAGTGTAATGAAAGCGAGTACAATACAAATGATTCTTGTATAGTACAATGCAGTGCGTGTCGTCATAGGTTATCTTTTTTTGTTTCTCAGAATTCACCGTAAGTTTTACTTGATGGTCGAGTACATTTCTCTCTATAATCGTTCAATTTTTACACCTTGTACAGTTAGAATAGCAATAACTTTTTTCAAAAAGGATATAAACGATTTTCTCTTTTAAAGAGTATATACCAGGATTTGCTGAAAAATATGCAACTCTTTTCGTTTACCGTTCTTTCTACTAGTTTTTTGGCACTATTTGCCAGTGCTGACCATTGGGACAATTTTGAAAATTTCATCGAGCGTTTCAACAAAAAATACAACTCCATTAAAGAGTTTGAAACTCGTTTTGAAATTTACCGGGATAACATGGAATACGTGATTGCCGAAAATGCTTTTAATAATTCATATACTTTAGGCGAAACCGTTTTTTCCGATATGACCCAAGATGAATTCCATTTTTATAAAAACAACTTCATGGTCGGCTCCACATGTGGTGCATTTTCCAGTACTCTTTCTACAGTACCTTCCTCCATTGATTGGAGAACAAAAGGGAGCGTGACACCCGTAAAAGACCAAGGTCAATGCGGTTCTTGTTGGTCTTTCAGTGCTACTGGCGCCATGGAAGGGGCCTGGCAAATTGCCAAGGGGGATTTGGTCTCTTTATCCGAGCAACAATTAGTGGATTGCAGTGCCGGAATCAAGTATGGTAACCATGGGTGCAATGGAGGATTAATGGACGGTGCTTTCCAATATGCCATTGATAATGGTATGTGTACTGAGGGTGACTATAGTTACCACGCCAAATCCGGAACCTGTACAGAATGCCAACCCGTTGTTTTTATGTCATCTTGTACTGACGTGACTCCACAAAACGAAGTCGACTTGGAAAAGGCGGTTGCGATGGGACCAGTCAGTGTTGCCATTGAGGCCGATACCCGTACATTCCAAATGTATACCGGTGGTGTGATTACTGGATCTGCTTGTGGAACCAATTTGGATCACGGTGTTTTGGTGGTAGGATACGGAACCGAAGGAACTCAACCTTACTGGTTAGTGAAGAATTCATGGGGTGAATCATGGGGTGAAGATGGATACGTGAAAATCGAGAAATCTTCCAGTACAAATACTAGAGGAACTTGCGGTATTGCCATGCAACCATCCTTTCCAGTTGTCTAAGGTTTGCTAATTAAATAATAATTTTTTACAGTATAAAAAACATTTATTTTGTACTGTATATGGGGGGCTCGCTTTGCTCGCCCAATTGAAGGAATCGTTAGGTATCATTTGACAATATATTCTTTTTTATAAATTCAATAGAGTGTGTTGTATTACGTAAATGTACATTACCATCAGAATATTCTTCTTTTAAAAATCCAGAAGAGTCACATGACTGATCATAAATATCGAAATAAATCAAGTTGTACGTTTTGCAATATTCACTGATCTTTTCGTTCATGTACTGATAATATTGTTTACGTTCCTCGTCACTACCTAAAAATGGAAATGGGTGGTTTGGTGCTACATGAATGTATCGATGTGGTGGTACAATATTATAAACACAAGTCTTGATATTTGGAAATGGTAATACGTTTTCCAAAATAGAGATGAAATACTTTTCTACAATTTCATCAATAACCATTTTGTATGATTTGGTTGTAGTAATGTGCTTATGAATATGGTTTCTACAATCAATCTCACCGAAACAGAATATAACCGTGTCCTGTTCTTGGATATTATATTTTTTAATATTTAATAAGTTTAATCCTAACCTTCCAAATGTATACATCAATTTTCCACCAATATGATAGCATTTTATAGTAACATTGGGTATCGAAATATATCCCCAATGTGAATGTATATGACTTGCATGACTGTCTCCAAATACGTGTATTGTAGAAACCATTGTGTTTTACTATTAATAATAGTAAATATATTAATAGTATTCTTTATGTTTATTTACAGAATATCATAAACCATTTAATGTAATTACTATAGGATAATGATCGCTATTGCTTATATTACACCCTTCTTCATATCCGTGGTAATAATTCACGCTTTTGACTTTATCCAATAAATTGGGCGACAGTAATATATGGTCTATAGCAGACAATTCTTCGGTTTCTACTTGGCAATTTTCATTAGGGTCGTACCAATTGGTATACCGGTCTAATTGATCGGCAAGTTCACCTACTGTAGATAAATTATATTGATTAGCATGACTACCCGCCTGTCCTTTCAGCATTGATAATACACGCGAGTTCGGTTGATTATTATTCAGGTCGGGTACTGTAGAATCGAAATCATTGAAATCGCCCAAGACTATTACATCATAATAGTTCTGGATTGAAGCAATTGTGTTTTGCAAGACTTGGGCTTGAGCCTCGCGCTTTACGCACGCCAATGGGTCATTCGGGTTCGACAATAGATGTGCCCCTACTAAACTTATATTGCGTTTTCCGTTTTGGAGAGAAAATGTAGTGATTAAATGTTTGGAAACTCCGGTCGTACCGGACGAACCTGTATACATACACTGACTGGCGTCATCTACTGGGTAGGTCATCCGGTCTTCCGTCCGGCTTAACGGTAATATAGGATCAATACGTGTAATGAGTCCTACATTTTGTCCGGTGTAGGAATCCGTTCCCTGGATTAAATACGGTTTATATGTCTCTTTGTCCGGTAAGAGTTCGATTAACTGAGACAATTGGGTACAACTCTGTACCTCGCACATATGTATAGTATCGGCGTTCAATTCGGCCACTACTTTGGCCACCGACTGTAGATGACCATATTCTTCGGCCGTGGAATTCCACTCACAACCATCACCGGGGCAATTCTCATAGGGCTCCGTAAATAACCACTCTACGTTGTACTGTGCGACCGTCCATTTGCTTTTATCGGGGCGTCGGTCCTCTACTGACTCCACAATAGAGCAATTGAAAACAGTTGCTTGAGACAAAGTAGCACCGAACAGCAATCCAAGGACAAGCAATCGGTTCATTTTGTTCTAAAGGGGGAAAATAATATCGGGGGATTTTTCCAATAGGACTGGATTGTTAAAAAGTAGAGGGGGTGGAGAGAAATATGGGCCCTCATTCCAGTAATAAAATGATTCCCAATAGAATCATGATACCGGCAAACACCTTTTTGTACAGTGTATTGTCTAATTGTACGGAGTAATAAGACGCAAATGTACCCAATATGAAAAAGAGGGAAATCAATAATGCATATCGCCAATGAACACAAGATTTGGTCCGGTGAAATCCATCGTTACATTGTACTGTAGAATAAAAATACACGGCTACGATTCCTATAGGTAATAATAAAGAAGCAAGTGAGGTTCCTACTGCGGTTTTATAATCTTGAAATACATTGAAATAGATTAGCAAAGGGGCGATTAAAATTTCCGCTCCACCGCCGACAAACGAAGCAACTATACCGGTGATTAGTCCGATGAAGGAGGATTTATAATCATTTGATGTGAGCATATTTTTATAGTATATCTAGGCATTTTTTTGTAGCAAGTTTGGTTCATTGGCATCAAATAGAGAGTCTAAACGATTCCGGTTATAATATAAAGTTAGACCGAAAGTAATATAGATATTCCACTGTAGAAATGGTATATAAATTGAATCGACTTTAGAATAAAATATTCCATTGGAATCATTTAGACACCGGTTTTTATTCTACTTTTATTATAATAAAACATGACTA